CGTACGGAGCTTGCAAGCGGACATACGCCTCTTGAAGCGAGTGATGGGAGGTAGCAAGAAGGTACGCTGGGAGCAACTGGCGAGCGCCATCAGCTACTATCGCCAAGAAGTCGGGCATACACTCCCTCAGAGTGCCCCCCGATTCAGGAAGGCTCTGCGAGAGTTTGAGCAGAAAGGCTACGAAAGCTTGATTAGCAAGAAATTTGGCAACCAGCAGACTCGCAAGGTCGATCACGACACGCTCCGCCTCCTCCTCGCCATCGACAACGATGACACCCGACCATACAATAGCACGGTGGCAGACCGCTACAATGACTTCGTCGAAGGCTTGGTAGCTATCTACAATCCCGAGACAGGTGAGCTGTACGACAATCGCCAGTACAAGCCCCTCTCCGCCTCTACGGTTGCCTTCTACCTCAACACCCCCGAGGCAAAGGCACTCCGAGGTAAGGTGCACGATGACTATCAGACGTGGCGAGGTAAGCACCAGCCCTATGTGATGCGCAATCGCCCCACGATGTCCCTCTCGAAGATCTCCCTCGACGACCGAGACCTCAAGATCAAGGTCAACTGGAGAGAGCAGGGTATCAGCGAGACCGTCAGCCTGAAGATCTACGTGGCTTATGACTTGGCAAGCCAAGCAATCATCGGATACGCCTTCTCTGGGAAGAAGCGCCACGACATCTTCATCGGATGTCTACGCTCAACCTTCCGCACGCTCCTCTCCCTGGGGCTACCTTGCCCACATGAGGCAGAGGTGGAACAGCATCTGGTGTCGGACTTCCGCACCTCACTGATGGCGGATGGGGCACTCTTCCCTAAGGCTCTCTTCTTGGCACCTGGGAACTCGCAGGCAAAGGGCGCTGAGCACTTCAATAGGCTCTTCAAATATACGATAGAGAAGGAGTACATCCCTAACACTGGTCGCCACTACGCACGCTTGGAGGCGAACCAGACCAGCGAAGAGAAGAGCTTCGACGAGCATAACGACCGATTCAAGGTGAAAGCCTGGGCGTATGAGGATGCCGTCGCCTTCTATGAGGAACTCATCTATAAGTACAACCACTCACCGCACACGAATGAGGCATACTGGGGCGGGCGCACACGCTGGGAAGTCCTCCAGGAGTCGGTCAACCCCGAACTAGCAAGCATCGACAAGCACCGCTTAGCCGTCTTGCTCGGAGAGCATCGAGCAACCTCGGTGCGTCGAGGGGCTATCAAGGCGAACTACCGCTCCTTCGCACTGTCGCCCGAAGCCATCGGCAAGCTGAAGGATCGCAACGGCAAGGTAGATGCTTACTGGTGGGAGCAAGAGGAAGGTCAGATGGATGAGGTCTATATCTATGAAGGTGGACGCTACATCGAGACTGCCACGGAGGTCGAACGCTTCAATGAGGCGACGATCGAGCAGACAGCGGAGGATCGCAAGAAGCTACACGGACAGCTACAGCGTGTAAAGTCCTTCGATACCTACATCACGGAGCGCCTGCCTGGCAAAGCTCGCCTACTGAAGGAAGAGACACACCGAATGCTTACTGACCTCGAGCCTCAGGAGGTGGTCACGCTACGCCGAGGCGAGGATGGTGAGCTACACGACGAGAACGAAACAGAGGACTGGCTGGTGACCTCCCCCGAGGTCGACGACATCCGAGCGAGAGCGCTAGCAGACCTGTAAGAATAGTAATCGAACACTAATTAAATCAGATTAGAAATGGAGTACAACGGAAAAGACTACTGGACTCGAGAGGAGCTTATCGAGACGTTCGATGGAGAAGGGTTCAATGAACTGGACAAGGAAGGTGCCTTTGGTATCGCCCTATGCATCCCCGAGATCTATGATGGAATAGTCTACGACTTTGAGAAATTCAGCTCAAAAGTTAAGTCGGCACTGACGATGCAATCCTTCTGTCCCGACTAGCCATGAAGATGACGGTGGTATTTGAGCCCTGCTATATGTGGGATGATCTCAAGAGGGTCTTTGGCGAAGAACGAGCCAAGCGACTACGAAAGAGAGGCTCCTTTGGTAAGGCTTATAAGAGTGACAGTGGGGAGATCTACTTCGAGGAAAAGCACTTCACCCGCTGGGCAAAGAAACTAATCAAGGAATTATGGAACTAACGAAAGAACTCAAGGGGCGCACGCTCGAAGCAATACTCACCGACCGTGCGAACTACCCCAGCGACGGAAAGCACGCTACCGCCCTCGGTATCTCACCGAGCGTCTACAACGCCCTGAAGAAGGGGAAAGTCGAGAAACAGCTTAGCGAGACTGCATGGCTGAGTATCGCCAGACGACTCAACGTGCCCCTGCGTGGCGAAATAGAATGGAAGGTCGCACCAACTGCCACCTATGACTATGTGACGGGACAGCTGGAAGCGTGTCAGGAGCGAAGTCTCTCTGCCCTGCTCTGCGACCTGCCGAACATCGGTAAGACCTTCTCGGCTCGTCACTACGCTCGGACGCATAAGAATGTCGTCTACGTGGACTGCTCTCAGGTCAAGACGAAGGTTCGTCTGGTGCGACAGATTGCCCTTGGTTTTGGGTTAGAAGCCAAGGGGAGGTATGAGGAGATCTACGCTAACCTCGTCTACTACGTCAAGAGCCTCCACCAGCCCCTGATCATCCTTGACGAGGCGGGAGACCTGCAGTATGAAGCCTTCCTTGAGCTTAAAGCCTTGTGGAATGCCTTGGAGAATGCTTGCGGATGGTATATGATGGGCGCAGATGGCTTGCGAGCAAAAATTGAGCGAAGCATCGACTGCCGAAAGGTCGGCTATACTGAGCTCTTCTCTCGCTTCGGGGATGCTTACCGTCAGGTGACACCCCTCGATGGGGAGGAACGCAAGACCTTCCTGATGCGCCAAGTGGTCGAGGTGGCAAAGCTCAACGCCCCCGAGGGGGTGGATGCTGTTAGCCTTGCTCGAAAGTCGGGGAGCCTTCGTAGAGCTTACACCGAGATCGAGAAACTGAAACTACAAGCTGGGGCATAAGCTATGGAAAGAGCCTACTCACCTTCCGAAATCCTCAAGAAGAAGATCCCGAGCATCCCCTTTGAGGGGGTATGGCGTGACGCCTTCGGAGAGCCTGGACGTACAGGTGTCTGGCTCATCTGGGGAGAGAGCGCCAACGGTAAGAGCTCCTTTGCGATGCAACTGGCAAGAGAGCTGACTAAGCACGGTAAGGTAGCCTACAACTCGCTGGAAGAGTCCCTCTCCCTCTCCTTCCAAAACAATATGCGCCGATGCCGAATGGAGGAAGCTCGGGGACGCTTCTTAGTCCTCGATAGAGAGCCGATAGAAGCCCTTACCGAGCGCCTCAAGCGCCAACGCTCCCCAGACTTCGTCATCATCGACTCCTTGCAGTACACAGGGATGAACTATAAGGAGTACAAGAAGCTCAAGGAGCAATTTCCGAACAAGCTCTTCGTCTTCGTATCGCATGCCGATGGGGAGAAGCCCAAAGGGGCGACTGCTGTCAGCGTCCAGTACGATGCCGACATGAAAATCCTAGTACAAGGCTACCGAGCGATATGCAAGGGACGCTTCATGCCTGAATCAGGTAAGCACTACAGCATCTGGGCAGAAGCAGAGGCGAAGTACTGGGGGCTTGAAACAAATGAAAATGAAACTCAATATTAACGTGAACTAAAAGGAACCGATGGACTACTTAATCGGAGCTACTCTCGGGGCAATGCTTCTACTGCTCTTTGCTGGCATCTCTACTCATAAGGATGAAGAAAAATCACAGGCACCGAGTGATGAGGACGAATCAGATTGTCAAAGCCTTCGAGAGGAGAATGCTCGACTGAAGAAGGAACTGAGTGAGCTCGAGGAATCTCATTCTTTTACGATAGCACTGTTTGAAAGAGCCTTGATAACTAATGCAAATAAAAGCAACGAAATCAAAGTGCTACTACAACAGAAAGAGGAACTCCAAAAGGCGCTCCTGGAGCAAGTCAATAATCAGACGGGAGATAGTGATGTCGAAGCGTAATTCTTATGCCTCCTTCTATGCCCTCCTAGGGACGATGCCTGGTGCATCTAAAGAAGAACTAGTCTTGCAGTGGACAGGAGGACGCACCGAGTCACTACGGGAGATGACCGACGATGAGTACAATGCGATGATCAGAGATCTGAGGCGACAGGTAGAGTGCCTTGATGACAAGCGAAAGGCTCGCTCAGCAGTACTGAGGCAATTTCAACTATACGGGATTGATACGACTGACTGGGATGCCGTTGACCGCTTCTGTGCCAGCCCTCGCATCGCAGGGAAAGCATTCCGCCACCTCACCATAGCGGAGCTGAAGACGCTCCGAGTGAAGATGCTTTCAATCCGCAATAAGGCAGAAAGGGTCGACGAAGCTAAACGTCGTCTGGAGATCGCCGAGGCTCATACCAAAGGTCAGATGCCAAGTTAAGACAACTAACTCACTCAATAACTAACTTAATAAACAGAAGTATGGAAGACGTACGAACCGTCCAAATGACGGATGCCGAATGGCAAGAATACCAATCTCTCAAGAGAGAGCAGGAAGAACGGGATAAAGCCCAGAAACGCAAGGCGGATAGGGAGGCTTACCGACGGCTAAGTGAAGAGGCAGTATCTGAAGTTTTCGTCGAGATCAAGCGACTTAATGAACAGATGCAAGCGACGAAGAAGATGGTTATGGAGCGCTTCTTGGCTATACTCAAGATGCGCGATGAAGCCTTCGACACCGACTCCAAACAGAGCCAGTACTCCTTTGTCGACGAGGGGGTCACTCAGCGTATCATCATCGGTAGATACAAGAAGTATATGCACGACACTACGGCGGAGGCTGGTATCGAGATGGTGAAGGCATACCTAGAGACATTGGGTACAGATAGCGAGACACAGAAGCTCGTCCGCATCATCCTTGACTTACTGAGCGAGAACGCCCAGGGTGAGCTTGAACCAGACAAGATCCTTCAGCTCGATCGCTATGCCGAGGAGTTCGGCTCAGAGGAGTTCGCCGAGGGGGTTAAGATCATCAAGGAGTCACTCATCTTCGACTGGACAAAGTATTTCTTCCGTGCGGAGGAAAAGAATGCAGATGGTGCATGGAAGAGCATACCACTGTCAATGATTAACGTCAACTAAGGAGTATATGCTAGAAAGACATCATCTGAGGCTCTCGGCGGATGATCTGTGGAAGAGCTGGGATCCATCACGAAAGAGTGGTCATAAAGGGGACATCCTCCATGCTTATACCGGTATTGGGTCTGTCTATCTCGAAGAGCATAAGCCTGAGGGTCTCTGGATCATAAAACCCTGCTGGGAGCTTCCTCGGTATGTCGCAAGGACAGAGCAACGAGCAATCCACCTTGCGGTATTGTCTTTCCTTCGGACACTACGATTTGCCGTGAAGGATTTCATCTACCTCGCTAAAGTGAAAGTGGATGATGACGATGCCAATGAGGAAATGTGTAACATCCTCGACCTACTTTCCCCCAACGAAGAAACAGAAGAAGAGGATTATGAGTATAACGAATAGGACCTCGGATCGAGAACTATGGGAGAGCTGGAGGCAAGTGCGAAGGGAAAGCAAGTATACTTGTTTCTTGGATGTGTTCACCCCCATGGGAATCGGAAGGATTAGCCGAATTGGAGAGAATGCATTGTGGTCTGTTGAGCCCAGCTGGGCTGATCGGTATTTTTTCGTTTCGAGCGAAGATATTGCGATACAGAAACTTGTAGAGTCCTACCGAGAAATGGAGAGTAGGGTTGTAGAAGCTTATGTTAATCGCCTGAAGGTAAATCTCGGGGAGGTTGATGAACATGGCTATGTGTGCACTCATACGTCAACCTACACGATTCGCAAAGGTGTGGAGCTGATCTGCGATCGTTATGGTCGAGAGGTTGGGAGACTAGATACCTATGTCCTTCTTAGTGGCGGGCGGAAGATCGATAAAAGCTCTGACTACCACATATGGGAAGAGAAAGCCACAGAAGCTTACCAGTACCAGTTACTGAAAGCTCTTAACTTAAGATAAGACGAGTATGAATAAATGGTATTTGTGCAAAGTGTCCTATGAGCGTCAAGCAGACTCCGTAGGCATGAAGAAGGTAACGGAGAGTTACCTCGTCGATGCGCTCAGCTTCACAGAGGCAGAGGCTCGTATCGTGAAGGAGATTAGCCCCTTTGTCTCCGTGGGGGTGCTGGAGGTGGTGAATATCCGCCCGATGCGCCTCGCAGAGCTCATCTTTGACGGGGAGTCGGATAAGTACTATCGAGCCAAGGTGGGCTTAACCACTATTGATAGTAATGGTCAGGAGCGTAAGGCGAGTATGGCAATGCTCGTGCAAGCGAACTCACTCCGTGGTGCGACAGAGGAGCTCACGGCGCACCTAGATGGCACTCTATCGAGCTATGATCTGGTAAGTATAGGTGAGCTTGATATCCTCGACGTGTTCCAATATATAGCACCGCCAGCCGAATGATCATAGCAGTAGACTTTGACGGTACGCTGTGCGAGAACAGATACCCTGATATTGGCTACCCGATGCCCCAGGCGATCGCCAGCATGCGGCGACTGCACGAGGATGGTCACTATCTCATCCTCTGGACATGCCGAACAGGTGAGCTCCTAAAAGATGCTATCAACTGGTTGCTCGAGCGTGGTATCCCGATCGATCGTGTGAACGACCATTGCCCCGAAAACCTTGCCAAGTACGGGGAGGGTGGACAAAAGATATATGCCGACCGATATATCGACGACAAGGCAGGCTTCACGTCTTGGTTTGAAGAGATGGAGAAGCTGGGCTACAAGGACTAAGCTGGTCAGGGGATAGGAGAATTTTCCTCCTATCCCCTGACCTTTTTGTATCTTTGCATATATGAGTAAAAAGGGACGAAATATTGACCTCATCAAGAAGCGTGATGATAAGCTTTACGAGCGGTTCTTGTACCACTACGACGTGTGCAAGATTCGCTTGGATGAGGTGCTTCGTATCCTTAGCGAAGAGGAGTTCTTCCTGTCAGAGCAACGCATCTGGACAATCATTAAGGGTTACCAGGGCGTGCCTCGTGCAGAGCTTATGGATCGCATCAAGAAGCCCAAGGTTCGAGCAGTCAGAGGCGTGCCTACTTCACTGAAAGTCGTATCTGAGTACTCCTATAGCTTGTTCCCCGCTTCATCTGCTCGGTAACCGTACAGGTGTAGATACTTTCGTAGACCTTTATCCCGTGCTTGAAGGTGAAGAAGGTAGATTGCGTACGCATCAATCCACCATCGTCAAGCGGACGATATCCCTCGAGTAAGCTGTGAAGCTTGTGTCTAAGCTCCTCTCGCTCCTTAATACTAAATTCCGTGCCAGAACCTGAGTGCGTATCATCGTAGCAATCGATGACCAGGCGTACTCGCAATGTTGCCTCTCCCTTCTGAGTATCCCCCTCCAGATGTGACCAGTCTACACGGCTGGGCTCTATGAGAACGGCAGGATAGGTGAGCGGATACATCTGCTGTCCATCGTCGTCAAGGTTCTCCAGCTGTCCATAGTCTTCGTCTACGAGGATAAGCTCGGGCATCTCCCTGGCTATATGGGCGACCATGTTAGAGAGTAGATATTCCATCTTTTATTCGCTGTATGCTGTCGTTTACTTCCTTGCTTACCTTCTGCATGAGTTCTCGGCTCTCTCCGATGAACTGACGTTTCGGCATCTTAGCTCGGATCTTGATCTTCGTCTTCTTGGTGAGGGCAAGCGCCATCCATTTCTTCGCCTCTTCAGGGATAGCCTCCTTAGATCCCCCCGCCCTCTTGCCTTTCCTGCCCGTCGCCTTGCCACGCTTACGCCCGCTAAGCTTGTAGACCATCGCCCAGGCGTACTTGCGCATCTTGGGGGTGATGGTTGGGTTGGAGACAATTGTACCGCCCTCGTTATGGATTACGGCGTAGGGTACAGGGTTCTCGATGCTCACCTCCCCTCGACCGATATGCGCCTGAGTGCTACTCATCAAATGATTGCGAGCCGAGGTAAGGGTCTTATAGCGGGCAGATGCCCCCATCCCTCCCCTTAGCTCTCTCTGAGACTTCTTCCAGGGACGTAGCCCACCATCGGTGAATCCCGAGTCACGGAAGTTCTGCTTGAAGTGCTGAACGGCGATTATCCCGACCTTTCGGGGGAGTCGGTCGTTCACTTCTCGCTCGACTTGCTCCTTAAGCTTCGTGACCAGTTGCACGAGCTTTTTGGGATCGTCGCTTGTCATATCAAAATATAGTCTTATCTTTGTGATGCGAGGTATCCCACTCGGGAACGTCGCTCCGCCTCGCTCGTTTTACCCTCTGGGTCAAATGGGCGAGGCCTTTTTTATACCTCGTAGTGTCGCACCTTACGCTCACCTCTCAGGACGACTACGAGCTTTCTGATCTGCTTTACCTCTTGCCCTTGCTCCTTAGCGTCTGCCTCCATGATGCGGTTGTAGCTACGTATAGAAGCTTTGATTCGAGCATCGCTGAACATCGTAGAGTCATGGAAGTATAAGCAGAGGCTGTCGGCTCGCTCCACGTCACTTCGGAGGTTATACTTCTCGAGCTGTTTGTTCTTAGCCGTTAGGGCATTGACGTAGTTATCCTTATCCATGGTGATACTGCGGATATCCATGACAACTCCATCAACAGACATATCCAAAGCGGAGAATGGTCGTCCATTCCTATCGTGCTTGCTCTCATCAAGGAAAATTACCTTATGTCCAGCATGGAAGAGCGTATCAGCGCATTCTTCTTCGAGGGCATGGGCGGTTAGCTTCTCTTCTCCGAAGTACCTTTCCTTCGTACTATTGCGCTTATGCCCGATGTGAGAAGCCTTGATCCCCCCCGTTTCTGGATCAAACTCAACATCCCTATACTCCTTATCCTTCGTCAGCTGGAGGTACTCCTCATAGCGCTCGGGGAACTTTGCCTTTGCCACCTCCCAGTCGATATAGGGGCAGTGGTAGCAGTCCTTCGTCTGTCGAGCGTGGAAGGTTCTCTCGAGGAATCCTTTCAGTCCCTTCTTCTTCCCCTTGTTGAAGGGGCAGGCGTTGCAGTTCGAGGGGAAGTAGGGGTGCTTATCGCTGAAGGTATGCCCATGTCTGGGGTTCTCTTCGAGCCCCTGCTGAGCCTTGGGCATATTGGGCGACTGCTCCCATCCTGTAGAGGGGGCATCCGTAGCCTCAAGCGAGCACTTACAGTTCCATCGATTGGCGGGGTGGTTGTCCTTCCAGAAGGGGTCATCCACGGGGAGAGTTAGCCCTGATGCCCAGAAGTTCTCGTGTACTGCCTCGGGGGAGGGTGAGGTAGTAGGCATCCAGCGTAGGTTCGGAAGGACATCACGATTGCGCTCAAACTCTTGCCAGTCGGATGCTTGGTGAGCTCTGAGGATGGCCGTGTCATACTCGGTGCGTAGCCAAGAGCCGACCTGATGGCTTGCAATGGGGGCAATGCTCTTCTTCCAATCCTGGGAGGATCGGAGCTTGCCCTCCTCGTCAAAAAGGCGCTTCTGCATTTGAGTGCCCATCGAATGGCATTTGAAGGCGGAAAAAACCTCGTTCGAGTGGCGAAGCTCCCGCAGGAAAGATTGCTCATGCGTCTCATGCCCGCTATCGATGAGTCCCTCGACGCTTGCCTCATTGATGATGCGAAGAACCTCTCGCCATGCCTGAGGCTCTATCTCGTTGGATACATCAAATCCGTCATACACCTTGCGGAGGTGTTCCTCAAGGATCTGGGGGTTAAACCTCACCGTGCTGTCGTTGTGGATAGAGCCCGAACAGCAGGGACAGGAACGCTCTCCGTAGTAGAGCGTGTCGATTAGAAGTCGCTGTCCGCCCCTCCTGGGAGAGGGGCTAGGGAGAAAAAACGGCTGAGCAGGTTGCGTAAGCCCTTCTTGCCTTGGGGCGGAGTATTGCCTTTGGTCTTCTCTTCCTCAGAGAGATTATGATCGTCGGTGTTACCCTCTTCGGTAGAGGTGGTGTCACCGCCGAGGAGTTGAGCTTGCAGGGCTTCCTTCTCTGCCTTCTTCTCAGCAAGGAGCTCGTCGTAGTTGTCGGGCTTGGGGATGCCCGAGAACTCATAGAGGTAGTCATCGGATATGGGAAGCCCGATGGAGTTCAGCTTGAGGACAATGTCCACCTGCTGGGTAGGATGCGTCTTATCTTGCTTGGCGAAGACGAACTCACCGCCCTCGGTGTTGAACCCGAGGGCGGAGAAGATAGGACGCATGTGATAGTTGAGGACATCGAGGATGGTGTCTCGGTCATCCTCATTCATCTCGTCCTCAACCTCCTTGTGTACCTCGCCGAGCGCTTGTGTGCCTACCTTCTTCGCATCGGTGGTGAGCGTATTCCCGAGCACACGGATTGAGATCTTGCTATCCCAGTAGTTGGTGAAGTTCTCGAATAGCTCACCTGTAGCGGATGCATTCTTGGGCTCGTGAAGCACAAGAGAGCTTTCCTTGGGGTGGGTGTAGACCGCTGATGATCCTTGGCGACGAGCATCCTCAATAACATCCATACGAGCCTTCATGTCACCAGCGTCATAAGTGTACTCCCTGATGGGGATGCCAAAAATATTACAGAACTTAGCCCAGTCGCTGACGTTACCTCTCTTGTAGAGAATGGCAATCATGATGTCCACAAGAGCACCAAGGTCACGCTCTCCGCCGACAAAGAGCATATTGTCGAACTCCTCAATAGGCGTACCCACCTGGTCGTCTTGGTACTGTAGAAGCTGACGTGTGATTGGATTGTAGTGCTTGCGATTGATCTGATCAGCACGGATGTTACCCTCCTCGTCAAGGTAAAACTGCATCAGGGAGAAGCCCCAGAACTGGGCTAAGGTGATCTCCTTACGCACCTCCTTGAACCACGGAGAGCGGAGCTGTGGGGTGATTACATCGTCGGGTTTTCCATCTCGGTGAAACTCAATAGGGATACGTGTTACCCCTCGAAGGCGCTTGCTTAAGACCCCCATGTAGTGAATGTCTAGCTCTGACGACTCGTAGAGGTCATATAATCGGGATCGAGAAGGGAAGTCGATCTGCTTGGCTTGGCGCAAGCTATTCTGGAACTTCTGCAGGTCAAAGAGGAATAGCTCAGGCATCTGTAGGACAACGTCAGGGACGTGATACGAAGAGCTCGAGGAGGAGCGTAGGCTCCCTCCTTGTTGGATACGTTTTTGAGTTCGATTCTTTGCCATTAAAGTAGGGTTGGTCTAAGGGGTTCCGCATCAATCTGCCA